GCTTTAGTAGCAGGTGCCTTTGGCATTGGTCATTCCAAGGGGAAAGGCAAAGCTGAGCAAGCGGCCACCGAGCGAGAAACCAAAAATAAAATTGAACAGGCGCAGGCCGCAACCGAGCGCCAGACCAAAACCAGCAAAGAGGCTACCGATGTTCAGGATACCGTTACTCGCATGCCTGGCAGCGCTGTTGACGACGAGCTGCGCTCCGACTGGCTCAACAAATAACACAGTTGTGGTCGACACCGCCTGTAACTGGGTGAAGCCTATCCTTGTGACGGAAGCCGACATTCTCTCAATGGATGATCGCACCAAGCGCGCCATTCTCACTCACAACAAATCGTGGAAAGCCAACTGCGCGACGGAAACCGCAAAATGAGCGCCTACTCCATCTACAACATCATCTCCGGCGGCTGCATAGCGGCATTGCTGATGACCTGGGTCTTCTTCTGGTTCTACTGGAAGCAGGAGCGCCGGCACCGCGAAGAGATACGCCGGATGCAGCGCGAGGTTGTGATGGAGATAAAGAACGCGAACAAGTTGAACTGATCATTACAAAGCACCTGTTTTCGGGTGCTTGATAATGACCTGTGCAACCCCGGAAGGAAGGTGATCATCATCTTGGCAGCCGGAACAGACGGAAGTAGCTAAGCACTTCTGAGAAGCAGAGCAAACGCTGCGCCATCTGGAGAAAAACATGCCCGACATCTACGAAATCACCATCACCACTCAGGACGGCGAAGAGTACGCCGGTAAGATGACTCGACGTCAGCCTGAGCTGGTAAACGGCTTTGTTGCTCTGGCGCAGGAGAGTGGCGAGTGGCTTTACTTTGCTCCGGGAGACGTTAAGCGCTTCCGGTTCACTCCTGTTAACGCAGAGGAAAAGCCTGATGGCGATGTGCAATCTGACGATTCAAGTGAAAGTGAAGTGGTGGCTTCCGGTGTATCTCAGGACGCTGGCACTGATGTGTCTGATGATGCGGTGCGAACCTGATTACGAAAAGGTGCGAGCGTTCGTTATTAAGCGTGGCATCAGCCAGAAGCTGATGGCGACGGCAGTGAAAAGTAAACGGGAGTAACGCATGGCAAGCGACGAAGAGAAAAGGCCGTTGCCGAGTTCAGCATTCGTCGAAGAGTTCGCGCCATACACAAGACTGATTCCAGCTGATGGCGTATGGCAGTGGGTACAAGCGAACATCATTGCCGAATCAGGCCACCTTCATAACCCCGACCATATTCATCTGGCAGATGCTGATATCGGCTTCCTTTGGGCTGCTAATGCTTTCTCAAAGAAAGGGCGCACTGTTCTCGGTCAGGCTGAAGAAGTTATGTTCCGCGCCGGCGGGTGGCAAAAAGCCCGCATGGAGCAGCAGATGTATGAATGGTTCGGGCATAAGCCGGATTACATCATTACCCTTGCTGGAGACTTCTGCCTTCAGTGCTCTGATCTGGAATTCTGCGCTCTGATTGAACATGAGCTATACCACATCACCCAAGAGGTTGATGAGTTCGGCGCTCCCAAGTTCTACAGAGACAGCGGGTTGCCAAAACTTTGCATGCGTGGTCATGACGTCGAAGAGTTTATAGGCGTGGTTCGCAGATACGGCGCAAGCGCTGATGTGCAGGAATTGGTAGACGCTGCAAACAACCCCGCCGAAGTGGCGAAAATTAACATAGCCAGGGCATGCGGCACATGCCTCATGAAGCTGGCTTAATCTGGACTGCATGAGACGAGTGGTGATTTATGGCAGCACTTAAACCTGACGTGAAAGCTTTCATCGTTCAGGCTCTCGCCTGCTTTGACACACCGTCTCAGGTTGTAGAGTCTGTCCATAAAGAGTTCGGCATCGCAATAACAAGGCAGCAGGTCGAATCGCACGACCCGACGAAGGCAAGCGGGAAGGGGCTGGCTCAGAAGTGGGTTGATCTATTCCACGACACCCGTAAGCGTTTCCAGACCGAACTGAGTGACATACCGATCGCCAATAAAGCATATCGTCTCCGCGCTTTAGACCGGATGATGACCAAAGCCGAAAACATGAGGAACATGGCGCTTGCAGCCTCTCTGATGGAGCAGGCAGCCAAAGAGTGCGGTGATGCATACACCAATAAGCAGAAGCTTGAACACTCAGGCGGCCTTGCCGTGAGCTCAGTTGCGTCTGTCATGGACGAAATAGGAGATGATGACCTGTAAGGAGTCGCTGTGTTAACTGAAAAGCAGAAATCTCTCCTGAAAAACAGGTTTTGGCGTCTCAACCATCTCTACAAAATTAAAGATAAAAATGGTCAGTGTGTAACGTTCAAGATGACGCCAGAGCAACTGGAGTATTTCGACGGCATGCACGACCGTAACGTGATACTGAAAGCGCGTCAGCTGGGCTTCACCACTGAGATGTGCATCATCCAGCTTGATCTGGCGATCTTCCACAAAAAAGAATGCGCTCTGATCGCTCACTCCCTTCCGGACTCAGAAAGGCTGTTCCGAAACAAAACTCAGTTTGCCTATCAGCGAATGCCTGACGATATCAAGCTGGCCAACCCGCTTGTTAAAGAGACAACCAGTGAGTATGTATTCGCGAAAGGTGGGAGCGTAACGGTATCAACCTCATTCCGAGGCGGAACGCTGTACAGCCTGCATGTCTCTGAGTTCGGTAAGATCTGCGCCAAATGGCCGGATAAAGCGAAAGAGATTGTGACGGGTGCGTTTGAGGCTGTCCCACTTGGCGGGAAGATCACCCTCGAAAGCACAGCTGAAGGCCGGGCGGGGTATTTCTACGACTATTGCAGTGAAGCTGAGAAAGCGATGCTGCAGGGTAAGGCGCTTTCCAACCTCGACTGGAAGTTCTTTTTCTTCTCCTGGTGGAAAAATCCGCAGTATGCAATCGACCCGGTTGAACCGCTGCCAGCGCGCCTGGTTGAATACTTCGCTGAGATGGAGGCGAAGCACGGCGTTGTGCTGAACGAGCGCCAGAAGGCCTGGTACCACGCCAAAGAGAAAACTCTCGGCGATGACATGAAGCGCGAGAACCCGACCATTCCGGCGGAGGCGTTTCAGCAGTCTGTCGAGGGCGCGTATTACGCCAAACAGTTCCGCTGGCTCTACACCAACAAGAGAATCGGGCAAATTCCTGACAACTCACACCTTCCGGTTCATACGTTCTGGGATATCGGCGTGGGCGACTCGACGGCGATTTGGTTCGTTCGTGAGGTCGGTACCGAATTCCACGTTATCGACTACTACGAAAACTCAGGTGAGGGCCTGAGGCACTACATGAAGGTGCTGAAAGACCGCGGCTATGAGTACGGCGAGCACTGGGGTCCACACGATATAGAAAACCGCGAGTTCGGCGCAGACGCGAAGTCACGCAAAGAGCTGGCGCAAGAGGGCTACGAGATTGACGGCCAGATGTACTCCATGACCTTCAATGTTGTGCCGAAGGCAGGCGTCGACACCGGCATCGAGTCGGTTCGTGAGATTCTCCCCTCATGCGTGTTCGATGAAGAGAAATGCGCCGAAGGCATCTCTCACCTCGAAGGTTATCGCAAGGAGTGGGACGGCAAGCGCGGCTGCTGGAAAGATAAACCTCTTCACGATTTCACCTCTCACGGCGCTGACGGCTTCCGTTACTTTGCTGTAGCGAAGAACAACCGCAAGCAGGTCGGCGCAGTATTCTTCTAAGGAGCTCATCAGTGAGTGAACAACAAGGCGAGGTTTCATTCCTCGTGAACGCCCTTGCTGATGCTATCGGGCGGCAGCGCATGCTGTACGCAGGCCAGCCGGGGAATACCAAACGCACGAAGCTGTGGGATGAGTTCGGCTACCCGGACAGCCTTGAGTTCGATCGCTACTATCGCGCCTATGAGCGTAACGCTGTGGCTTATGCTGCGGTGCACAAGCTGCTCGAATCCTGCTGGATGGATAACCCGACAATCATCGACGGCGAGGAAGCCAAAGAGGCGACCAAAACAACAGACTGGGAAAAAGCAGTCACGAAACTGATGAAGAAGCACTGGTCGAAAATCAAGGATGCGGATCGCCGTAACCTTGTTGGCCGTTATTCGGCTTTGCTCATTCAGTTTCGTGATGGCAGAGAGTGGAATCAGCCTGTGGATCGGGCTGTTGTTGGCAGGCTGAAAGACAAAGCCATTGTTAAGCTAATCCCCGCCTGGGAGTCTCAGGTCAAGCCGGGCAACTTCGACACCGACACGCTTTCCGAAACCTACGGACAGCCTGTTTCGTACAACTTCAACGAGCAGCCGGTTGGCGATGACGGCACCTACGGGCCGGTGCGCGGCGTTACCGTTCATCCGGAACGCATCATCATCCTGTGTGAGGGTGCCGAGGATGACAACATTCTGTCCGGCGTACCTTTCCTGCGCGCGGGTTATAACAAACTACTCGACCTTGAGAAGGTTTCAGGCGGCAGCGCCGAGGGATTCCTGAAGAACGCGAGTCGCCAGCTTGGCATCGCATTTGATAAGGAGACCAACATGGCAGCGCTAAAACAGGCGGCCACGGAGGCTGGCTTCAAAGATTTGGGCGATGCGCTAAACGACAAAGTCTCCAGGATGAATCGCGGTACCGACGCAGCTCTCGTTATGCAAGCAGGTACGCCATCTGTTCTCTCTGTTGCCCCGGCTGACCCCAAGCCAACCTGGGAGGTTACCGCCAACGAGTTCGCCGCATCGATCCAGTGTCCGTTCACCATTCAGTTCGGCCAGCAAACGGGACGTCTAGCCTCCGATGAGGATAAAACGGACTGGGCAAAGCGATGCAATGGGCGCCGCTGGGGATTTCAGACGTCAGTGGTTGAAAGAGTCCTTGAGCGCTTCTGGACAGTAGGTGTTATCGATCCCCCCTCATCCGGCGAGGTAACTCTGGCATGGTCTGATCTGCTCGCTCCTAGCGAGAAAGAGAAGATTGCCAATATGCAGGCCATGGCGACTGTGGCTAAAGACACTCAGCAGGCCTTCGGAACACCAGCTGTCGAACCCAATGAGGTGCGCGCTGTTGGCGAGCTTGAGCCGCTGCCTGATGTTGAAACGCCAGACCCAAATGCAAAGGTGACTACTGTTGATCCTCTCAACCCAGCAGAAGAGAGTCGGGACGCCGATCGTACCGCGCAACAAGTCTGATCCGACACAATCCGCCCGGCAGGTTAGCCGGATGTTCAAGGATATCGAAGAGCGGTATCTCAACATCAAGCGCCAGCTCAAAGAGGTATTCGATCAGCGCCTGACCGGGCGGCAGCGTGAGGCCAATTGCGAAAAGTCATGGATGTTGTGCAACAACGATTCCGGTGAGCCTTCTCTTTACCAGGTGAATGCCGGCACGTACATCTATGACATGACGGCGGCGCAACTCGCTGACCTTTTCCAGATAGTGCAGGCGATACTGGATGGCTCTCTGCTTGATGGCGGGAGCCAGAACCTCTGGGCGCTTGGTTATGTCGCCGCAGAGTATGAGCGCGGAACGCTTAACGCCTTTACAAACCTGTCCGTGCAGTCACCGGCTTACGCCAGCCAGACTACATTGCCTCAACTGCTGTCGAGCCCGGCCTATCAGAACCAGATAGCAGCCGCTTACGTCTCTACCTACAGTGACTGGAAAGGCATAAGCGACACCGCGCGCGCCGACGTCGCTAACGTCATAGCCGACTCGATAGGCCGTGGTGTTAACCCGAGAGAAACCGCCCAGATCGTCAGCAAGCGCCTCGATGTC